GAAAAGGACAATGGTGGGACTATCTATATGGTCAACGTCCTGAAGTAAAGGCCAGACGTCACGAACAATATATAAGGAGAAAAATCGATGGCAAAATATAAATATAAAGTAATAGAAGAAGGAACAGATAAGGAAGAAACGATGGAAGCAATGAGCTTACATAAGTTGATTAAGAGACTCGATCCTAAGAAAACATTTAGGATAGATTATGTTAATAAAAAGTGTCACGATTGCACTAAAATTATTCATAATGGAAGCTACAGGATATTATAATGAAAAATAAACCAACTATTCTTATTTGTATGCCGTGTTATGACGACGTAAAAATTAATACGATGTTGTCTATTTTTAAAATGGCCAAAGCATTAAGTAAAAGTGGAATTGAAGTAGGGATTAATACTATGAAATCCCCATTAATTCACCAAGCTAGAAATTATTTAACAGCTACGTTTTTAAAATCTAAATATTCACATTTATTATTCATAGATTCCGATGTAGAATTTGAACCAGAAGCTATCGTTAAAATGATGGTGGCAGATAAAGAAATTATTTGTACCCCTTACAGGACTAAAAGTTTAAATCCTAACCTTCACAACTATACCGTTGAATTTAAAAACCCTAATGACATACCTGTTTTACCAGGAAATTTGGTTGAAATTGAAGCTGGGCCTACGGGAATTATGTTAATTAATAGAAATGTTTTTGAAAAATTAATGAAGAACCATCCTGAACTTAAAATTAAGAATAGAGCTGCAGGACCTGGTAAGAGTCAAGGAGATGAACTTAAAGATGAACATCAGTTCTATTATAATTTTTTTGATTTTAAATTTGAGAATGGGTTTTCTATGGGAGAGGACGTAGCTTTTTGTAGGCTAGCTCGTAAGAATAAAATAAAAATATATGCTAATATAGATTCCGAAACGGCTCACCACGGTGGATTTGTATGGAGAGGTGCCTTTAAAGATAGATTATTTGATGAAAAAACTTAAATTATATTGTTTATTTCCTACAACCGTAGCTCATTTTTCGGATGCCGTGTCCTTATCTCAGGAAGAAAAAGACTTTATTCATGGACAACACGAAGTAACCAAGAGTATGGGTGGGGGCGGTAATACTCACACCGTGAATAATTCAATTTTAGAAAGAAGTGAACTAGCCAACATAAGAAAATCCATCATGCATTGTGTAAACATTTACGCCGAAGAAGTTCTTCACATGGATGAAAAGAGATCCGAGTTATATTTAACTACTTCCTGGCTTAATTTTAATGACCCCGGGACTTCTCATCATGCACATGCCCATCCTAATAGCATTTTAAGCGGTGTTTTATATCTTACTGAAAACCCAGAACATACCAAAACACAAAAATTTTTCCTGAATAATCATGAAACGGTTTTATTACCAATCAAAAAATATTCTTTAATTAATTCTAAATCTTATTCCATAGATTCATCTTATTGTGGGTGTTTACTTTTCCCTTCTAGTCTGTCACATAATGTAACCGTGAACAGAACAAATGAAATTAGAATTACATTAGCGTTTAATGTATTTGTAAGAGGAGTGATGGGTGGAGATCATCTGTCTCAACTAACCATATGAAAAAAGAAAAAGAAAAAGGTAGGAAGTGGGACGGTAAATCCCGAGTATCAAACGAAGTTTATAGAAAGAGGTGGAATGAAATTTTTGGTAATACTTCTGCTGACGACGAGCGGCCTGCAGGAGATAACGTATCCGAGAAAACCGAATCTGATGTGCAGTGAGCAGGGAGAAGAGTGGCGTGTAATTAACACCACGTACCACGACTCACGGAACACGGACCAGGGACAACAAGGTAATTACACTAAAGAAGGAAAACTTATGGTAGGATACTACTGTAAATAAACCAACCCTAAGAGGGATCTAAAGGATTGGTTATAAAGGTGAGAAGTACTTGGCCCATACCACATTTCTGCCACAATTACAAGTCATTAGTTTCAAAACATCCATATTTAACAGCCAATCTATAAGTATTTACATTATGTTCACCTTCGTGTTGAAGCATTTTAAGACCATTAATTTGTCCGGCTGTAGCACATTCATACCAAGAGTTGTATAGATGTGGTATTTGAACTACAGGTTTACATTCCCCAGTTAAAAATGAACACACCTGTAATATTAGCAAAAAATTAGTTGACATTTATATAAAATCCTATAAGTTGTTGGTTATGACAGACATCAGTAAATACAGAAATGTGTCTTTAACACATGATACATATAATACATTAAAGAAGTTGTCCAAAGTTTTGTTACCGGGTGGAACTCCACTCTCAATTTCAAAAACTGTGGAAGCTTTAACAAATGAGAAAGCGCAGAAATTAAATGGCAAGATCGTCGTTCAGAAGTCAGGGCACAGCAAATAGTAACGCTCTAGATATATTTGGGAATAGAAAGGAGCCTGAAGATTACCTATGGGTGGCGGTATTAGCCAAAGCAATTGATGACGCTATATATTCAAGTGACTATGGAGAAGCTATGAACTCTATTAATTGGATCGAAGGAGGAGGACAAGATTATAGGTTTGTATGTCACTTAGCAGGAAGATCTCCGGAATATATTCAAAGAAGAATAAAAGATAAGTTAAAAGAAAGAAGAGAAACAATAGCAGAGTTTTATAAAAGCATAAAACAACGTATTGAAGAAGGAATGAAATACAAAAGTGCTTTGCTAGCCGCTAAAAGTAAAAACATTGGTGGCGTTAAAGGCAGGCTACATAAAGGAGGATATCACAGTGGAAAAAGATGGCGTAGAAAATGGGCTGAAATTACCAATGCCCGTGACAAAACCCTGCAGTAATTGTAAGGGAAATGGGTATATTAAGATAGATACAGTTGATAAGAAAGATGATATAAAACAATGCTGGGTATGTAAATCGGAAGGAGAGATAAAAGAATATGTACAAAAAGACGTTGATAAGTTTATTTACGATTTTTATTTTAATCGCGGGCTGCCGAGATGTTGACATTGACCCGCAAACATCGATTATTAAGTGGACACTCAAAACTAATGGAAAGAAAAAAGCCGAGTGAAACCTATCTGGCTTATCTTGCTGGTTTATTTGATGGTGAAGGTCATGTTAGTGTTAGAAAGCAAAAGAAGCGAAACACATCTAACGGAAGAACCTACAAGTGCTGGGACGTACGAGCTGAAATAAGTATGACACACGAAGAAACAATAAAATATATAAGAAATATACTAGGGTTTGGTTCCTTCAACCACAGACTTCCCATTAAGTCTTGGGTGGGGAAACAACCTCAATGGAGAATGCGATTCGCTAATCACGACACGTGGCTATTAGCTAAATGGTTGCATCCTCATGCAATGACAAAAAAATTAGAATGGGAGAAAGTATTAAAACATTATGCCTAGAGGAGATAGCTGGAGTCACATACCGACTTACGTTAAATATAACATAGAATCTACAGAGACGGGACACATCATTAAAATAATAACAGAAGAGAATGTTCATACTTTCGTTTGTGATTGGCCAACGTATCGTAGAAGCTTTGGGCTAAGTCACCAACCAACTAAAATGGAGAATAATCATGACAACAAAAAAAGATAATACGTCTCAAGGAAAAGAAAAGCAGGTACCTTATTTCTTTTATCACTGGGGACCTTGCCTAGTAAGATTAAAAGTATCAGAAACATTAAGACAAATGTTATTAAAGGAAGCTTACGCTAGTCGTAAGGAACATTTAAGTTATAGAAAAAAACTAGCCGGCGTCATCAAGGAAGAGTTTGCCTTTAGAAACATGAAACTCTTTCTACCCTACTTCCAAGACATCTTGAATTTATACTACGCGGCTTATCAGAACTATAAACAATCTGATGGGTGGGGAAGCGTAAAGAAACCTAAGTTCTTACTTAGATCCTTATGGTGCAACTTTCAAAAGAAACATGAATCCAATCCCCCACACGATCATTCTGATTCCTTATCGTTCGTCATTTACTTACAAATCCCAGAAGAATTAAAAAAAGAAAACGCAGCTTATGAAGGAAGATCTGCGGGTCCAGGCGGAATACAGTTCATGTATAGTTCTGGAGCCGATCGTAGATGCATCACGTATCAATCTCACTTCCCAACGGAAGGAGACATGTTCATCTTTCCAGCTTCCCTGACTCACTACGTTACGCCCTTTACGTCCGAAGGAACGAGAATATCCGTAGCGGGAAACATAGCCGATCACGTTCCCATCAGCGCACTTCCAGAAAATACTTCATTTGAAGATAATAGAGAGGGTGGGGTTTCTCCTACTTTGACTAAAGATGGATCCACGAGATAAAATATTTGCCTTCATCTTCAGTAGTTTCATAGTACTAATGACCTTAAGCATTCTCATGATTCTAACGGGGTGCACCTTTTATCATTAATGAATTTAAAAAACGACCTAAGACACTACGTTAAAATTTATCCTTCCACCTTTGATGAACGACTGTGGAAAGATTTGAATGAATGTTTATTGTGGGATCTTAAGGTACGTCACCGTTTTTATAGTGGTTGGAGGGAAGAAGGTTTCACCGTGGGCGATGATCCGTGGTTATTGGAACTGGATCGAAACAACCCGAAGAGTTTAGACTTAGGTCAAAGGATAAAGGATCGTTGGTATGAAATCATTTCTGAATACATGTTTGAGTTCCTCCACGCGGAAAAGATGTTATGGTTTAACGAATGGACGGGATATACTTTCCCTAAATTCATTCACTACGAGGAAGGCCAATCCATGCCCCCTCATTGTGATCACATTCACGACATCTTTGATGGAAAATGTAAGGGAGTTCCCATATTAACTTTGATTACGATGGCTAATGATGATTATGAAGGAGGCGAATTAGTTTTGTTTGGAGACGTTCCTTATGAATTGAAGAAGGGAGAGACGATCGTATTTCCCTCTAACTTCCTTTTCCCTCACGAGATTAAGAAGATAACTAAAGGAAAGAGACTTTCTTTAATCTCTTGGGTTCACTGATGGTCAAGGAGAATAATAAATACATCTACGTTCGGGGTTCGCGGCACACGGACCACGGATCACGGGTATATGATATAGCCGGGGAGCAATTACCAAGCGTCACGACCATCCTATCACGGACCAAGGACCAGAGAAAGCTCAACGAATGGAAGGCCAAAGTTGGAGAACAACGAGCAGAAGAAATTAAAAATTTATCCAGTCGGAGAGGTACAGCTATGCACAAGTTTATTGAAGCTTATTTACTACAGAAAGGTTATGAGGATCTTACCGATCTAGGAATTCAAGCAAAATCTATGGCTGAAAAGATTATAGAAATAGGACTGGCTCCTGTTGAAGAATGGTATGGCACAGAAGTTACGTTATTCTATCCTGGTTTATATGCTGGTGCTACAGATTTAGTTTGTAATCATAATGGTTTGGAAACCATTGTGGATTTTAAACAAGCAAACAAACCTAAGAGAGCTGAGTGGATTGAGGATTATTTTATGCAAGTAGCCGCTTATGCCATGGCACATGATCATGTTTATGGTAGTCGTATTAGACAAGCTGTTGTAATGATATGTACTCCGGATCTATATTATCACGAATTTAAAATTCAAGATCAAGAACTTAGAGAATGGAAACATAGATTTTTAGTTAGGTTAAATATGTATTATAATTTGAAAGTAAATTAATGTTTATATTTAAAAAAGAAAAAGTATTAAATGAAGACAAATGTCGTAGAGCTATAAGATGGTATGACAATACTTATACGGATCCAATGGTAGCACAGCCTGGAACAGCTGGAGAAAAAAAATTAGAAAACATCGAGATCGGACTACCAATAGATTCAGATACAGATAAAGAAGTAGAAAATCATTATTGGGGAATAGGTAAAAAAGTAAAAAACGCAATGGTGGAATACATTAAAAAACACCCAGAAATCAACGGTTTAGCTCAATGGAAACTTACACCAACAGCACAGTTCGCTATGTGGGAGCCCGGCAAATACTATCACTATCTTCATTGTGAGAATGAAGGTAAATACCATAATAGATTTTTATCGTGGATGATCTTTTTAAACGATATTAAAGAAGGTGGGCGAACATATTTCCCTCAACACAATACATATCTAGAACCTAAAGCTGGGGATTTTTATATCTGGCCAGCAGGTTGGACTCATCTACATCGTGGAGAGCGAGCCCCATCTGAAAGAAAATACACAGTAACAGGATGGTATGAATACGTATAAATTTATAGAAACATTTTCTACTCCCATACAATTTGGAAATTTACAGGATAGTGATTACGTGGCTAAACTCCACCGTTACACTCTTGAAGTAAGGGACAATGATCCGGAAGGACGAAAAAAATCTAACATTCTAGGATATCAATCTTCTTTTTTAAATGATGAAACAGCTAAGCAATTAATGAGAA